GCCAGAACTGCAACGGGATTGAAGGGAAGATTTCAAACCTCGCTCGCAGGGCGAAAAGAAATAGAACTAAGACCCTGTTCCTGCACAGCGTCCTGATGTATTGGAACTTACACGCCTCTGCACAGCGTGAAGAAATCCACCCTAACCACAGGACTCCAGATGAGAAGAGATTGAGACGGAATAAGAAGGCTAAGGAGAGAAGAAAAAATAAAAAGAAAGAAGACGAGTACCCGCTTGACACTTTGTGATACATCGTTCTACTGAGGGCGATGACTAACGCACTCACCAACGGCTCAGACCCAGCGTTCCTCGCTGGGATTGCTGACGCTGACTACCGCAACGCAACTGGTCTTTCGCAGTCCTCCCTCAAGGAGTTCCTCGTCAGTCCTGCTCACTACCTCGCCAGCACGGAGGTAAAGAAAGAGCCTACCAAGGCTATGATTCTTGGAACTGCCTTCCACGCTGAGATGCTTCAGGCTGACCCGACTCAGCACTATGCCGTTAAGTTGAAGATGGACGGGCGAACCAAGGAAGGAAAAGCCTACAACGAGCAGTTTGAAATCGAACACGCTGGCAAGGCAATCATTGACGAGAAGGAACTTGAGACCATCAAGGCTATGGCTGAGAGCGTCCGCAAGCATCCTCTCGCCTCACAGTTGCTCGCTGGCTTGACGCACAAGGAGGTCGCTATGTTCGGCACGGCTCACCCTGCTGGTGGTGCAGTCCGACTCAAGGGCTTGGTTGACGGCTACTCTGCTACGGGTGGATATGCTATCGACCTCAAGTCCGCTGAGGATGCCTCGCCTCGTTACTTTGGATTCCCCAAGGCTATCAAGGACAGGGACTATGATATTCAAGAGGTGCATTATCGCTGGCTCTTGGACAAGAACGGAAAGGTCTGCAACGAGTTCTATTTCATCGCTGTGGAAAAAGTTGCCCCCTTTGCCGTGGGCGTGTACACCATCTCCAAGAAGGCGATTGAGAAGACCACTCAGAAGTGGGAGAACGCCATCCACGACTTTGCTGTCTGTCAGTCCTCTGGTAAGTATCCTGCTTACTCCGACACCTCTATTGAGGTGAATCTATGAGCGAGCATAAGTTCACAGGCGTGTGGATTCCTGCCTCCATCTTCCAGACTCCCACCATCAGCATCACCGCTAAGGTGGTGTATGGTGTGCTGGAGAGCCTCGACAATGAGGGCGGGTGCTTTGCCTCTAACTCCTACCTCTCCAAGCATCTTGGGCTTGAGGTGCGTCAGGTGCAGAACATCCTCGCTGACCTTGAGACGGCTGGTCTCATCACTCGTGTCGAGGATAGTGGTCGCAGAATCATCCGCACCATTGAGCGTGTGGCTGTCGTGAAGGCTCTGACTGATGGTCAGGTGACCCGTTCTGAGGTAGGCAAGAAATTGCAGGGGGGTATGCAGAAACCTGCACAGGGGGGATGCACGAAATTGCATACATATAATAAAGAAGATAATAAAGGAGATAAAGATACAGTCCAACAGCAGATTTGGATTACTCGTTTGCCCTTTGGTTCTGAGGCTTTTCTTAACGCTTGGAAGTCTTGGGTTGTCTATAGAAAGCAACTGAAGAAGTCCCTCACGGACTCTAGCGTACAGGCTCAATGCAAGGAGTTCGCTCTCTGGGGCGAGCAGAAGTCCATCGAGGCTATCGAGCAGTCCATCAAGCAGGGCTGGCAGGGTCTCTTTGAACCGAACAAAAAGTTTGGCTCTAAGGTGACAAAGGCATTGACATCTGAAGACCACAACGCATTCTAAGGATATGGATGCACATCTTATCAATCGCCTAGGCTTTGACGCTTGGGCTGACAACAAGTTCGTCAATGCCATTGAGGACTACAACCTCGTGGCTACTGGTGAAGTGAAGATGGAGAACGAGCATATGACGATGAAATTGTCCTTCACCGAACAGACCATCTCCTGTGTAATCCGTGCCTACACGGAAGACGGCTGGAAGACCTACGATAAGGAGTTCAAGCGATAATCCTATGGCTTACGATACTGCCTGTCATTGTGGTAAGCGTGGTGCTTTGTTCGCCAAGGCTGACCACACCCTAGTCCGATACCACCTCTGCCGTCAGCACCTCGACCCTGAGCGTGTGAAGTACGATGGACTGGTAGATTCCATCATCCCCCCGTCTATGCCTGCCCTGTTCAGGGACACGGAGGTATCCAGACTCCATCCTAACATCCAGAAGGCTCTGGAATGGAAGCCAGAGGGTGATATTAGCGGACTGCTGTTGCACGGCACGACTGGGATTGGGAAGACCCGTGCTATCTGGGAAATCATCCGCAGGATGTGGGTGGAGAGTGCCAAGCGTGACCGCCAGTTGGAGTACCAGTTCCTGACTATGCGTAAGGTAGAGGCTATGATTGAGAAGGGCTTTGATGACCGCCAACACGCTAAGATGCTGGAGAGCCTTATCGACCTGCCGTTCCTAATCATTGACGACTTTGGCAAGGAGCGTCTGACCCAGCGTATGGCTTCCGACTTGTTCGCTATTATTGACGAGCGTTCAACGGCTCGTAGGGCTACAATTATCTCCACGAATTATAATGGCACTACTCTGTTGGAACGCTTTGACTCCCGTGACATCGAGACGGGCAAGGCTCTCATCCGCAGGCTGAAAGACTATTATATGATGGCTGGAATGGCTGAAAAGAAAGTTTGAAATATTTCTCTTTTCCGCTTGCATCGTATTACCATTTCATTTTCTTCCAATCCTATGAAGCACCTACTCAGCCTGCTGGCTCTCTGTTCTTTTGCTTCCGCTAAGCCTGCGGAAATCATCTCAGAGAAGTTCCTTGACTCTGTCGCTATGATTGAGTCGAACTTCAATCCTAATGCGGTTGGTGACAAGGGCAAGGCTCTTGGTGCTTACCAGTTGCACGAGTCCGCTTGGATTGATGCCTGCAAGTGGATGGAGATTAATGACAATGGTACTTTCAAGGAAGGCTACTCTTGGATGACTGGTCACATCACCAACCAATGGAAGACCCGTGCCAAAGACCCCGTCATCTCTCGCATCGTTGCTAAAAACTATTTCCTTATGCTTCACTATCGCTTCCAGAAGCGTGGCATCAAGCCTACCGACATCCAACTCTATATGGCTTATAACCTTGGCTTTGGCGGTGCGTCTTCTGCGAACTTCAACCCAGAACACTACAGCCTCAGCGATGCCCGTCTCTGCATCCTCAAGCGAGCCAATGTCATTCTTTCCCGATGAAAACTAAGACTAAACGACTTTGCCGAACCTCAGAAGATATGCTCACAGTTCGCCTGCCCAACAAACTTCTCAAGTCAATCACAAAGATTGCAAAAAATGTAGCGATGACTCGCTCTACTTTTGTGAGAACTATTTTGCAGAAAGAAGTTGACACGCATCCGCTGTCGTAATACCTTCCTTCTATGCCCATCGACTACAATAAACTTTTTAATCCTAATTCTATGAACCAGAATACGCCCGAACAACAGACCGCCCTCAATGTCGCACTCGTCAATGCTCTCTCTGAGACGCAGGACATCGTTGCCGACTCCACTAATCCGTTTCACCGCTCCCAATATGCCAGCCTCGCCAAGCACCTTGAAGTCCTCAAGCCTATCTTTAAGAAGCACGGACTCGCTATCCTCCAGTTCCCCATTGGTAGCGAGGGTGCTGTTGGGATTCGTACCATCATCGTCCACAACTCTGGTGCAAGCGTTGAGGCAGATGCTCTTATTCCTGCTGACAAGGAAATGTCTGGTCAGGACGCTGGGTCTATCTATTCTTATGTTCGCAGGTATTCTTTGGCTTCTGTGGCTGGCGTGGCTACTGAGGATTGCGATGCAGAAACTAATCGTATCGCTAAGTCTGGCTCTAAGCCGTCTGCCCCTGCTACAAAGGCTGTGGCTCGCCCTAATGCGACTGTGACCGCTAAGCCTGCTCCTGCTGGCTTTGTGGCTGTCGCTCCGTTCGGTGACCGCAAGGGTACTCCCCTTAGCGAACTCCCGCTGACTGAGCCTAATCGTGAGGTGAAGTTCGGTGACCTGAACTACTTTGCCAATCGCTGGACTCCTAAGCCGTTCGGTGACAACACGACTGTCTCTGCTAAGGATGCCAACACCAAGGCTGAGGCTGTCCGTCTCTGGAACGCCTCGCAGGGTGGTGCTGACGCTACCGCTCCTGAAACCTCTGACGATGTTCCCTTCTAACCTTTAACCATCAACCCATATGTCCCTCCAAGCAAAACAATACGGCAACACGCAGTACATCATCCTCAGCGATGGTCGTGCGGCTCGACTCCTGAAGCCGACCAAAATCCACAACCAGACCTACATCAATTTCATCATCAACAAGAAGATGAAGCGGGTGAACGCTGTCGAGTTGCAGAAGATGTTCCCGTCTAACGATGGAGTATCAGCCTAAGAGCGTAGGCATCACCTACCTCCGACACGCTATCATCGCTCAAAAGAAACGCCCTAACAGCAAGTTCGTGACCATACCTATGAAACAAGCCGAGGAAATCATCAACCAGTCTGCCGACTTCAAGTCGGTAAATGGCAAGTTCATAGTTACTCAGAACTCTGTTAGGGCGGCTTCCCTGACGCTGTGCGTACCCGTGCAGGAACTCTGCGAGAAACTAAACAGCCCTAGCATTTCCAAGTTGCTCAGCGACTTGGCTGAGGCTAAAAACAAAATCCACGCCCTTGAGCGTACTGGAGACCGCCTTGCACAAATCGCAGGTGACAAGGATTTCGGTGCTATCAAGGATTGGGTACACGCCAAGAAACTCTAATGAAACTCGACAAGAAAGGTAACAAACAATTCCCTGACAGCGTCATTGACGCTAGAGAGGAGTTCCCGTACAAGACGGCTACCATTCAAGACACTAAGACTGTCTGGAAGAATCTGAAGAAATGCAAAGGAGAGGCGTTCGTTTTCAAACTCGACCCTCCTTTTGACGGCAACGAGTATGTACTTGAGTCCACGCTTCCTACAGAAATTATGTACTTCAAGTGCGACAAGTACGGCAAGGTCAAGGACTACACAGACCTGCCAATCAAGAGCATCGAGAAGGAAGGATACACCATTCTATGAGCGACTTACTCCCTATCTATCGTCTGGCACTCGCTGAGAACCTGACTGCTAAGCAGGCTGGTGCTAAGTACAACTGCCGTCACGACTCACTTGCTAAGTGCAAGACTCGATATGGTCTCCCTACTCTACGCAACGAGTGGGACGCTGGAGTCGAGGAGCAGATGGATAAGATGAACGACCAGCAGTTGCTTTCTTATAGCAAGGCTCTTGGTCTGCCTAAGAACTCACGCTCCATCCGTGAGCATCGCATCTGCAATCTCATCCTAGAGAGACGCAAACTGAAGTGAGCCACCCCAAGCAAGTAGGAATGTCCTGCAAGAACACTCGCTTCATCAAGCGTGGATTGACTTGGGAAGAAGTCCAAAAGGTAGAGAAGGCTTCTAAGGCAGACAAACTACGCTGGGAAACCCTTATGTCCAAACCCCTCAACAAATGGAAGCAGACCCTCTGAGCATCACCAAGATTGAACTCACCTTCAATGACGGCAAGACGCTGTGTATGGTGACGCAGGATAGATTCTTGCGGATGCGTGATGTTGCCAAGGCTCAGTCTCAGGCTAACGATATGCTGGTTGAGCAGGCTAAGTTGCTTGAGGCTCGCATTAGAGACCTAGAGACAGCCTACGCCCTGCTTGACCTAGAGCATCAGGCGTGGGTCAACGAGGCAGAGCGTACCCCTGAATCAACCCCCTTTCAAAATCCGCTCCCGTGAACGAACCTATCCGATATACAAGCAAGGCTGAAAACGCTTCAGATGGAATCCACTACAAGGAGCATCCTGAAGGAGAGTTTGTGAAGTGGTCTGACTATCAGATTCTTCAGTCCATCAACAGAAGTTTCGCTGAGAATATCCAGAGGCTTGGCAATGAGTGCCGTGATATGGACAGGGAAATCAAACGCCTACGCTCTTTCTAATGTCTAAACTTATCAAGTTCGTTGCTGTCGGTGACAACCACGGAGATATGGTGGACAAGGATGTTGCGTCCGAGTTCTACAAGTTTCTTAAATGGTTCAAGCCTGACGAGGTCATTCATCTTGGCGATAACTTTGACTTCAGAAGTATCCGTAGGGGTGCAGGTCGTAAGGAAGAAGACGAGTCTCTTGTCGCTGATGTCAAGGCTGGCAAGGAGTTCATCAGGCGTATCGAGCCTACTGTCTTCCTTAACGGCAATCACGATGACCGCCTAGACCAAATCATCTCTGGCTCTACGCACGGAATGATGGTTGACTATTGCATCAGCCTTAAACTTGATATCTACGCTCACCTCAAGAAGTACGGATGTAAGAAGATTTACGACTATCACGCTGAGCAAGGCGTACACACACTTGGCAAGGTTAAGTTCGTACACGGATATACCTGTGGCACTCGTGCCGTGGAGGAACACGCTATCCATTACGCTGAACCTCAAGGTGCTGTTATTATGGGTCACCTGCACTCCATCCAGCAAATCAATGCCAAGAAGCACAACGGAGCAGTCGGCTTCTCTGGTGGTTGCCTATGCGTCAAGACGATGGACTACAGTAAGAATCGCCTAGCCACGAGCAAGTGGGGGTCAGGCTGGACTTATGGGTTCGTCCAAGGCAAGGACTGGAAAGTCTGGCAGGCTCACCGAGTCGGCAAGCGATTCATCTATTCTGTAAAAGGACTATGAAACTGATTAATCGTTATCACCTCTGGGCTTCTCTGGAGTGCCAACATTTTTCTAAGGCTGAAGCAGTCCTTAAGTTTAGTGCAGAAGAAGACGGAATGTGGGTTCAATGGCAAGACTACGCCCTCCTTAAGGCCGAGGTCGAGCGGCTGACCGAACGACTGAACAGGCATCTTGAGATTAATGACGAACTTGATGCTCGATGCACTCGTCTCCGCAAGGCGGGGGATGCGATGCAAAAACGCCTTTATGTTTTGGAAAATCCAACTCACCCCGAAGTATACTTGAAACTGCTTTCAGCGTGGAACGCCGCCAAGGAGGGCAAGCCGAGCGTATGAGAAACCTAATGGATTTTACTCCTCCAGAGGTATATAAGGAGATTGACAGACAGACTAGATACTATCGACGAGAGCGTCTTGTAGTTAATATCCTGCTTGGTGTCGCTTGGTTCGCATCTATCGTAGTTGCACTTAAACTTATCTTCACCCGATGAACACAAAAGACCTAAAAGCAATGGAGAAACTGTTTGGCAAGGCTGTCCCTGAGAAGCCTCCAGCAGGATTCTATACACGCAGGGAAATCCAGAAGATGTGGAACTCGTCTGAGCCTATCATCTCTCGTAAACTTTCTGCCGCCCTTAAGAATAATCTTCTTGAGATGCGTATGTTCCGAGTGAAGTCTGGTATGGTCACTCGACCTATCCCTCACTACAGAATCCTATCCAAGTAACCTATGACCAACGCTGATAAACTTAAAGAGTTCCTTCTTAACTTTGACGAGAACATCGTCATCGCTGAGGGATGCGAACACGCATTTGTCGGTGTGTCGAACACCGCTGAGGGCTATCGTGCCGTGTACTCCACGGAGCGTATCATCGCTAACCTGATGGAAGAAGATATGATGACCTTTGATGATGCTGAAGAGTATATGCACCTGAACATCCTTGGTAAGGACTACGGGGACAACGCTCCTATCTTCATCGACATCGTGCCTGATGAGTTCTGGAAAGACGAGGACAGCAGTCCGTTGAACGGGCTTAACTAAGCCTATGAATAAAGAAGCATTCCTTGAGCAACTAATGCTCGTAGGCGTTGTTATGGCTTATACAACAGCGTGTTTGTTTTTAGGCTGGGCTGTATACACGCTTACAAAGATGTGGCTAGACCATATTCAAGATATGTCTAGAACGAGAGCCGAGACTTATCACGAACAGTACAATCGAGTACAGCGTGACAAGGGGGTGAGGGATTACGAAGAGAAGTACGGCAACTATTCCGCTTACTGGAACAAATGAGTTCAGGATTCCCAGACGACCCAGACAGCCACATTGAAGACTGGCTTGAGGACAGGCTATTGCTTATCCTGTTTGGGTTCGTCTGTTTTGCTGGTGGGTTCTTTATTGCCAGACTTGTATATAGCGACAGCGACACCCAGCACCGACACGCCTACCGCCACAGTCACTATCCAAGTGAACCAAGTGGACTCGAAAATCCAAGCAGACCCCATAGCCAGCATACCCCCAGCCATAACGATTCCAGCGGACTTCTTGAAGGGTGTAAATGCCATTGCCAGCAGTCCACCGACAAAGACCGCTAGACCGACTGTGCTGTACCGCCAGAGTACCTTCTGTTTGAACTCAGCGTCAGCCCTAGTGTTAGCCTCCTCAAGTTCGATGTCACGCATCTGAACGATAGCCCATAGGTCATCCGTCTCTTTCTCCACCTTAGCCGCATCGTCCTTGTCCTTCTGGACAGCCTTGGAGTCGTTTTGTTTCAGGATGCGGGTGTACTCCTCAACCTTGGCAACGGAGGGCTTAGAAACGCCAGAGAGACGGGTTACTTGGGCTTCGACAAGTC